AAGGCCGTGCCGCTGGTCGAATACTGGAACTGCAGGGCGGTCTGGGCCGTGTTGAGCGAGAACATCCAGGCGCTGTTGGAGGCGCCGGACGCAGACGACTGCGCCATGATCGCCTGCTGGGCCGTGCCGCCACTGGTGGCCTGCAGGTAGATCCAGGCCTCGACCGTGAACTGGCCGGAGAACAGCCAGTCAGGCGAATCGGCCGTCGTGATGCTGGCGGCGGTGTTGACCCCCGGCAGATTGAACCCCAGCGAACCATACCCGAACTTCGGACTGTCGCCGACCGAGGTGACGGTCGACTGGACCGTCAGCGTCCTGCCATTGCTGGAGGCGTCGTACGGAAAGTCGGAGCCGGCCGTGACCGTCGGGTCGATGAGGAAGACGGTCATGGCGGCCCCAGCTCAGCCTTAAAGGCCTGCCGACGAGTTCAGGACATCATGCGTGAACGACGAGCAGGACACAGTCTGGCCCGAGCTGATGCTGGTCGTGGCGATGATCATGTTGGCGGCGCTGGTGCCGACCGAGCCGTCCAGCACGACGGTCGTGCCGTCGCTCTTGAAGGCGCGGAAGAAGGTCGCGGTGCCGGTGTTGTCGGCGGACGAGTCGGCGGTGATCGCGTTGAACGTGATCAGGCCGCCGACAGCGGCCGGCGCGGCGGTGGCGGCAAAGCGCAGCTCGGCCAGCAGCGTGTTGCCGGACAGCGCCGTGTTGGCGTTGGCAGGCTGGGTGCCGCTGTAGATACGCAGGTAGCCGTTGTTCAGGAGGGCCGACAGGGCGTCCGCCTGGGCATTGACGGTGGCGTCGGCAAGCTGGGTGTTCATGGCCATGGTAGATCTCCTCGCCAGCATTCACGCCGGACGTACAAGGGGTCGAGACGAAAAAAAACCCGCCGGGTGGCGGGTTTGCGTAAAGGGTTGCGGATGACGGGCAGGCGCCAAGCGCCAGGGCGGCCCCGTACCTCCGCAGGAATCAGTCGGGCGCTTCGGTGAAGGTCACGTAGTATTTCTTGCCGACGACGAGCTTGTCGACGACGGCCTGGTTCAGGATCGAGGCGTTGAATTCCGCGCAGGGGGTCCAGTGGCCGAAGATGGCGTTCTCGCTCATCGCCTGCTTCTCGGTGGTGCCTTCCCAGACCGCGCCGAATTTCACATAGGCGCCGGTCAGCTCGCCGCCGGTGTTGCTGCTCGATCGGGCCGGGCTGGCGCTGTGGAGTTGCAGTTTGCAGACCATGACATCAGACATGATGTTCCTCTATAGGGTCGGTGACGGGATAGAGGGGCTGGGCCTTACAGTGGTGCACCCCGGGGAATGGTAGGGACGAACGGGGGCCAGCAGGGTCGCCGTCCTCGACTGCACGGTTCGTTGCGGAGACCCGGATAACGCCGGGTGTTCGCCCGAGTTATGCTGTTTCGAAAGGGCCAGTGTTCAGCCATTACAACCCAATCGCCCAGCAGTGCCGCCAGAATACGGATTCCGGCGGACGACTTCAAGCCATTTTTGCGGGCTGCAACACTTTTACAGTTTGGCCTCGGCGTCTTCGCGGTCGCTGCGCATTTTCTTCTTTGCACGGAAAACGCCGCGGCGCACATACGCTTCCAGTTCCTCGATCATGTCGCGCACGTAGTCGCGGATCGCGCCGTCGCAGCGCAGCTCGGCCTGGCCGCTGCCGCCGCACAGCGGGCAGTCGCGCTCGGACAGCACCGGCGCGCCCAGCTCCTTGACCTTGCCGTGGCTGGTGCAGGCCGGGCACACGGAATTGAGCCAGTAGCGCAGCGAATAATGGGCCACCGCGTCGACCCGGACATGCTCGGGCCAGGTGCGGCGCACCGCCTTGGTCGAGACCAGCCAGGTCCATTCGTGCAGCACGCGGCGGTAGCTGGGCGCCTCGTTGCCGAATTTCAGTCGGATGAGCTGGGAACTGAAGCCGCCGGCCAGGGCCACGGCCATCAGCACGTCTGGCGTGTGGTGCAGCTCGTCGTTGCGCAGGTTGCCGGACAGGGTGGCGCGGGCGTAGCGTTCAGCCAGGATCATGGGAACCTCAGACGATTTTCAGGGTGGTCAGGACGTGGTCGATGGCGCGGTCGACCAGCTGCGGGGTCGGGTGATCGCCCAGGATCGGGTCGATCAGGTCCGCGATCTCGTCCAGGCGCTCGTCGCTGGCGCACAGCAGCTCGCGCACCATGCGGTAGCGGCGCGCATCGCGCTCGTTCTCTTGGGCTTGGGTAATCACTTGGTCTCCAGGATGTCGATATTGAAAATGTGCTTCATCAGGTGGCGCTTGATCTTGTAGACCGGGGTCAGGAGGCCCTTCACATCCTCGACGATCGTCTTGCCGCCCTGGTCGTAGACGAAGTCGGCGACGTAGCGCAGGGCCGGCGTGGCCCGTTTGCTGCCGAGGATGCGCACCGACGGGATCAGCTCGAACTTCACCTGGCGGCGCAGGTTCGAGATCGACCCCATCTGCTCCAGCGCGACCAGGTTCTTCCAGCGGCGGGCCTCGGCGCGCGAGTCGAACGGGATGCCGTCGACCATCGTCTTGATGTTGTGGAACTTGGGCCGGCGCATCAGTCGAGCCTCGGGCGGCGACGGTTACTGCGGCGCAGCGAGGCACGCAGCTCGGCGATCCGGGTGTCGAGGTAGATCACCTCGGCCGGCTGCGGGTTCATCCAGCGCTGCTCGCGCCTGGCGATCGCGGCGATCGCGCGCACGCGGGCCGCGTAGCGCACCATCGGGTCGCTCGACAGGGATTCGGCCAGGTTGCGGGCGGCGCGCGCGGCGCGCACGTTGGCGAGGTAGATGACGCTCATGCCGGCACCCCGGACAGCCTGGCGTAGTGACTGGGCTTGTCGCGCATGTCGTTGCTGCCTTCGCGCTGGCCGCGCGAGGACGGCAGGTAGCGGTTCGACAGCGGCCGGAACGGCGGACGGGTCGGCGGCGGCACCTTCTCGCCCTTTTCCTTTTCCGAGATCTCGTTCAGGCCGTACTTGTCCAGCAGCGCGTCACTGGCCTCGATGCGCGGGCCGATCTCGCTGACCATGACCGCGCAGCCGCGCACCACCAGCTCGCGGTACAGGTCGCCGATCTCGGCCAGCGTCAGGCGCAGCGTGCCGTGCAGCAGGATGCCTTCCTCGGGCGTGATCGCTACGCCCGTCAGCAGCAGGTTGGTGATCTTGCGGCCACACGAGTTCGGGTTCGGCATCTTCATCGCACGTCTCCTTCGGAATAGACCGGGTCCAGGCCGTTCTCGGCCAGCCATTCGCCCAGGCGCTGGTGGTTGTTGCCAGGGGTCTGGCGGTAGCCGTGCTGCAGGGCCATCGCCAGGGTGAGGATGAAATCGCGGTCGGGGCCGGGGTGGCGCAGGGGACTGCGCCACTGTCCCATCTCCTCGACCGTCCAGCCGTAGTGCCTTGCCACCACCTCCAGCGCCCGGATCACGCGGGCCAGGACCGGGATGTCGTCCATGGCTTCCTGCTTGACGCGGATGCGCGATTTCTCGAAGTCGATGTCGGCCTTCTCCCAGTCGTAGAACCAGGCGACCTTGTTGAAATCCTTCTCGAACTCGCGCGTCACCCGGATTTTGCGCACCGCGGGCGCGACCGGCATCGGAGGACGTGGCAGGCGCGGCATCAGGCGCTGGTGCGGACGCTGGTGGCGAACGCGCTCATGGTCGCGTAGGTATCGGCCACGCCCTGCGCGTTGCCGGCGAAGGTGCGCAGGTACTTCGGGTCGATGCCCAGGTTCTGGCCGCCCAGCTCTGCCTTCTTGCCGCAGGCGTCGTAGCGCACGATCCAGCCGTTCTCCTGCTCGACCTCGCGGCGCAGGGCGCGGGTCTTGGCCTCGGTGAAGTCCTTGCTGGCGTTGTCGCCGTCGTCGGTGACGACGTTGACGATCACCTTGTCGGCCCAGCCTTCGGCGGTAATGCGCGCGCGCTGGCGCAGCAGGGTGCGGCAGATCGCGTCCCAGACCGCCGTGGTGCCGACGGTCTCGTAGTGCACGCTGGTCAGGTTGCCCAGGTGCGCGATGTTGACACCCTCGTACAGGGTGTCGATCTTGTCGTCGAACAGGACCAGGGTCGCGCGCGCCTGGCCGGGCACGGTCCTCTGCTCGGACAGGAAGCCGTTGTAGCCGTTGATGGTGTCGTGGCGCAGGTGCGACATCGAGCCGCTGCGGTCCAGGATGCTGATGATCTCGATCTTCATGTGTTCCCCTTGCTGGTTATAGGTACTGCCCGCTTTCCTGCTTCTCTCTGTGCTGCCGCCTGCGCAACCCCGTTTCTCTGATGGTGGGCAGACGTAGCCTTCCCTGACGCCTGCCTTTACGCACTTCTCCGACGGAGCCGCACGACGCGCCAGCCTTTCGTGTCATGGGTGCTGGCTTCGCCGCCCATCGCTCCTGTTTCAGACACTTCCCACAGTAGGAGCCTCACCGCACACCGCTGTCGTCTTCTGACCCGACCAGTGCGCTGCCTGTGCGGCTACCGGATCACCGGCTTCGCCGCGCGCATGATCGCCATGCGCAGCCGTCGCGGCCCCTCTTCTCCCCACTCCAGCAGCGCGTCGGCCCAGTCCGAACCGACGATGTTCTCGGGGTAGGCCACGCCGCAGCCGAGCACCTCGGCCGCCTTGGTGGCCTTCTCGACGCCGGGGTTGAAGCCACGGCGTTCGCAGGTCTCCCAGTCGTTGTCGCCGCACACCACGGCCAGGCCGGCCACGGTCGAGCGCGAAACCACCTCGACCAGGTTGCCGGCGTCCAGGCAGATCTCGATCTGGCTGTTGGCCAGGGTCTGAAACAGCGCCAGGCCGGTGGCGAACCCTTCGGCGAAGCCGTGCAGGACGGCGCCGGGGCGGGTCAGCAGCAGCGAGACGCCCTTGGTCGAGCAGCCGGTGTAGTTGCGCTTGGTGCCGTCCGGCCAGATGCGCTGCACGGTGGCGAGGCGCCCGTCCCTGAACAGCGGCCAGACCAGCACCTCGCCATCGAGGCGCAGCTTGTCGCCGCCGAGCATGGACAGGCCCTTGCGGGCCAGGTACGGGTGGCCGTCGTACAGGCGCGGCAGCGACTGGTAGTAGCGGACCATGCCCTGGTAGGCGCGCGCGGCCTTCTCGCGCTCGCGCTGGCGGCGCTGCGCGTTGTCGCGCTCGATGCGCTTCCTCTCGATCGGCGAGACCGGGGTGTCGTCGGTCCACTCGATCCACTCCTCGTCGACCGCGTAGTCCTTGTAGTAGCCGCGGCGGCCGTCGACACGCAACATGTAGGCGCCGTTCTTCTTCTTCGGCTTGTCGGCCGTGGCGCAGCGATACCACTTGCCGTTCGGGGCGACCTCGCGCGGCAGGAAGCCGGCGGCCAGCAGGGTGTTGTAGAAGTCCATCAGGCACCGCCCCGCAGGCGCTGGCCGGCCTTCATGCGCGCCTTGGCCCAGGCGATGTTGATCGAGCGCAGCTTGCCCTTGACCTCGCGCCCGGCCTCGACCGGCACCACGTCGGCGAACGCCACGCCCGGCGGCTGGCCGGTGATCTGGGCGTACCTGTCCTTGGCCCAGCTTTCTCCCTTGCCCAGGCGGATCGCCTCGGAGACGATCTGCGGGTACAGCTCGGCCACCATGAGGCTGGCGTCACGCGTGGCGACCAGCTCGACCAGGCTGCCGGGCTTGTGCAGCAGCGCCGGCTTGGGCGGGTACACGTGGCCGCAGGCCGGGCAGTACGGCAGCGGGTCGTGCAGGTGCGCGCACGACGGGCATTTCACCGGCTTGATTTCCTTGTCGGCCTTGGCACTGCTGCTGCGGCCCTGCTTGCCCTTGTCCAGTTCCAGGCAGCCCTCGGCAAAAAAGCGGGTCCAGCGCGCCCAGAACCGTTCCGAGTTGCCGGAGTGGTCCAGCACGATGCAGGCGTCCTTGCCCTCGCTGATGCGCAGGCCCCGGCCGAACAGCTGGATGTACTCGGCCAGCGAGTTGCGCAACGGGCGCGCCATGATGACCACGCCGATGTCGGGCACGTCAAAACCCTTGCTGGCGGCGGTCACGGTGATCAGGCCGCGGATGCTGGAGTCGGGCCGGCGGAATTCCTCGACCACCTCGGCGCGCTCGATGTCGTCCTCGCGGGAGGTGTAGGCGCGGGTGATGACGCCGGCGGCCATGAACTGGCGCTCCAGCTCCTGCACGTGGGCGGTGTCGACCGCGCTGCAGATGAACTTGCGGCCTTGTCCCAGCTTCAGGTACTCGGCCACGCAGTCGCCCACCACGGCCAGGGCGCGCTTGCTGGTCTCGCGCACATCCCACTCGCCGCCGATGACCGGCACGCCGGTCATGTCCGGCTCGCGCGCGGCATAGATCCGGTACGGCGCCAGGAACCCGGTGTTGATGAGTTCGTTGGTGGTGGCCACGTTGATCATGGCGTCGTACAGCTTGCCCATGCCCTTCGTGAACGGGGTCGCGGTCAGGCCGACGAAGATGGTGTCGGGTTCGGCCGCCATCTTCTGGGTGACGGTGCGGCTCACCGAGTGGCATTCGTCGACCAGGACCAGCTGCGCCTCGGGCCACTTGCGCCGGGCCAGGGTCTGCACCGAGCACACCTGCACGCGCTCCCACGGCACCACGCGGTAGTGGTTGGACTGCATCACGCCGTGCGGGATCTCCTCGGCGTCGAACACGCGGCTGGTCTGGTCGATCAGGTTGATGCGGTCGCACACGAAGGCGACCTTCTTCATCTTGCGGCGCGCTTCGCGGACCATGAACGCGGCCAGCTTGGTTTTCCCGGAGCCGGTCGGCGCCACCAGGCAGATGCGGCGCTTGCCGGCCGCGATCGCGTGGCGGATCGCCTCGATGCCGGCGATCTGGTAGCCGCGCAGGCCGGCGTAGATGTCGGGCACGGCCAGCTCGGTCATGGACGCGCCTGCAGGGCCATGATGCGGTCGAGCACGTCGGCGCGGTTGCGGGCGCCCACCAGCGCGCGCACCTTGTCCTGCCATTTTTCGTGACGGCGGATCGTCGCTTCCATCGCCTTGACCTGTTCCATGCTCTGCTGCAGGCGGCGGTCGATGCCGAAGCGCTTGCGGATCTCGGCTTTCAGCGCCTCGCCATGCTCGCCCGCCTCCAGCGCGGCCAGCTGGGCCTCCAGCACGTCGATCTCGTCGCGCAGGGAGTCGACCAGCTCGACCAGCTCGGCATCCATCGGCAGGCCGGCGCTCACGGCAGCACCTCCAGCAGGTTGAACGCGTACAGGCGCAGGTATTCCTGGGTGCCGTACAGCTTCTCGAAACGGGCCTTGTTCGGGTGCACGGCCACCAGGCTCTTGTCGTTGCCGGTGCCCTGCTGGTGATGGCCCGCGCACAAGGGAAGGACGTTGCGGTGGCAACCTTCCTTGGTGCGGCCGTCGATGTGGTGGATCGAGACGTGGTTCGAGGTCGGCAGGCCGGCCACCAGGCAGGCGACACAGCCGACCTCGTTGGCCAGGCGGTCCCACAAGACCTTTTCCTCGGGCGTGACGGCGCGCTGGCGGGTTTTCAGGCCCTCCTTCCGGGCGAACGTGACGCGCGGGTACGGCGCCTTGGCCGGCGTGTCGCCGGGCGCCCTGGCCTTGAAGCCGGTGCGTTTCATCGGCGTCGTGCGCTTCATGCGCGGGCGCCCTTCCTGATGACGCGCACCCACTCGAATTCCTCGCGCAGCTGCTCGCACATGACCTTGCCGCGCGTGAGGCGTTCGATCTGCGGGCAGCGGCGCGGCGGCACGCCGGTCTCGTTGGTGTACCACTGCCGCACGGCCTGGGGCGACACGCCCAGCAGTCGGGCCAGCTCGGACTGCGAGCCGACGTGCTCGATGGCGCGGTCGAGGTGCCTGCGTTCGCGGCGCAGGCGGGCGGCGAGCATCCGTGCGGAAAGTTTTTTCATGGGTGCATTTTACAAGTCCCACTTGAAACTTCAAGTAGAACTTTAATGGAACAAGCGCCACTTTAATGAGCGCTGTGTTATGTTGCTACTCGTGAATACTTCCCAATGACGGAGATTGGCCATGTCTACCATCGGTGCACGCATCAAACAGAGACGCGAAGAACTCAAGATGAGCCGCAATGACCTCGCCATAGCCTGTGGCGTGACACCGCAGGCGGTCCATGCATGGGAGGAAAAAGGGGCGATACCGGCGTACCATCGGTTAAAGAAAATTGCCGAGGTACTAGAAACAACAGTTGAATGGTTGTCAGCTGGAATTAGTGTTAATGTACCAACTGGCGCTAATTACACACTGGTCCCTCTACTGAGGACAGACAATGAAGGAGGCGGCGACGTGCAATACCACGACGAGGTCGGAGAACTCAAGGACGACCGCAACAGCTTCGCCTATCGCCGCGACTTCCTCGAACAGCTCGGTGTGAAACCCGAGTGGTGCCGGGTGGTCCGCGGCGACACCAGTATGATGCTCGGCGACCAGCTCCTGGTCGACCTGCAGCAGCATGAAATCGAGAACGGCCGCGTCTATGTGCTCAAATCCCCGAGCGGTCCGATCGTGCGCCGCCTGTTCGTGCAGCTCGACCAGAAGGTGCGCGTACTGGCCGATCGCCCCGACATCCCGGAGCAGATCGTGCCTCCCGAGGCGGTCCACGTGCTGGGTAGAGTGGTGGCGTTCCAGGGCACCCTGTAGCCAGGGGTCGAACGCCACCGAAGAAGCCGGCCATGCGCCGGTTTTTTTTCGTCTCGACATCTGGAAGCGGGCCGCGGACCCGCTGGAGGCGCCCCAAAGCGCCCCGAATCGAGAGATTAGAGTCTTTCCTCTACCAACATTTGCGCAGATGCAACAAGTTCATTGAATTGAAATCAAACGGACGCTTAAATATTCTTAAAGTTTCCCTTGTAAATTAAAGTTGGACTTTAATACACTGGTTCCTGTTTCCTCTGGATAAACAGGAGCCGCCTTGGATCACACCTTCCCCTACACCCTGCCGCACCTGGAACTCGAGGTCGGTCCCAACGCCGTGCCGGTGCGCCTGCGCACCTCGGCCCAGCTGCAGGTCGAGTTCACCCATGATCCGGGCTATCCCGCGATCCCGACGCTGCCCAACGGCGATCCGGGCGAGCCGGGCCTGCCGGAATACTTCGACTTCAAGCGCATCCTCTCGCCGCACCCGCTGGTGCTGACCGCACCGAGCAACCGCGGCCGTTTCCTGATCGAGGCCGGCGCCGACATCTTCGAGTACCTGTCGGAAGACGCCATCGCCGACATCGAGCACGCGATGCTGGCGCGCCTGCGCGAGCAGCAGGACGACGACCTGGTCGACCTGATGATCCCGCGCCTGGCCGCGCTCTCGCTGGAGGACCGCCCATGAGCGCGCCGCAGGTAAAAACCCACTGGAAGCAGCTGATCGACCCGCGCTTCGTGGGCGTGTACGCGCTGCCCAATGGCGAAGACATGACGGTCACGATCAAGTACGTCCAGAAAGAGACCATCACCATGATGGGCGGGAAGAAGGAAGACCATTCGCTGGCCTACCTGGTCGAAACGAAACCCTTGATCCTGAACTCGACCAACAGCAAGACGATCGAGAAGCTGTACGGCCCCTACATCGAGGACTGGGCCGGCCGCCGGATCACCCTGTACGCCAGCACGACGAAACTCGGCGGCGACATGGTCGAGTGCCTGCGCATCCGCGCCAAGATCCCGCAGGACGCGAAAGAGGCGCTGACCGATGCGCGCATGGACAAGGCCCTGGCCGCGGTGAAGAAGGGCGATTTCGCGGCCGACACGCTGCGCGTGAAATACGCGCTGACCGACGCCCAGGCCGAACGCCTGGCGCAGGTCGAGGCGGAACTGGCGTCCGGCGTGGAAGCGGCCCCGAACGACCCGGGCGCCGAACCGGAGGCCGCGTGATCCCCGACTTCCGCATCCGCTGCTCGGCCCTGTCCACGATCATGACGGACCCGAAGGCGATCGACCCGGCCCTGCTCACCACCCCCGAGCTGGCCGCGATCGCGGCGAAAAAGGTCAAGACCGACGAGGACAAGGCGATCCTCGCGCCGCTGTACGACATGACCCTGTCCAGCGGCGCCAAGACGGTCCTGAACGACATGGCCAAGGAGTACCTGTACGGCTACAACAACGTGGTGTCCAGCAAGTACACCCAGAAGGGCATCATCGTCGAGGACCAGTCGATCGCGCTGTACAACGAACTGTTCTTCACCAGCCACAAGAAGAACACGGTCCGCACCGTCAACGCGTGGCTGACCGGCGAACCCGACATCGACACCGGCGAGGAGATCATCGACATCAAGTCGTCGTGGTCGATGGCCACCTTCCCCGAGGTGCCCGAGGACGGCCACAAGCCTGAATACGAATGGCAGGTGCGCGGCTACATGATGCTGCGCAACCGCGAGCGCGCCAAGGTCGCCTACTGCCTGGTCGACACGCCCGAGGAACTGATCGGCTACGAGAACCCCGAGCTGCACCAGATGGACCGGCTGCCGCTGGAAATGCGCGTCACGATCGTCGAGTACCAGCGCGACCCGCTGCTGGAACAGAAGATCATCCGCAAGGTCGAGGCCTCGCGCAGCTACGTGGCCGGCCGCATCGAGCGCGTCGAGATCGCCCACCGCTACCACGCCTGAACCCATGGACCTGACCCTGACCGTCTCCAACGCCGACCAGGCCCGCCAGGCCATCGACATCCTGCAGGCTTTCATGCGCCTGCAGGAACCGGCGCCGCTACGGACGCCGGCGCCCAGCGAAACGCCGATCGAAGCGCTCGACCTTAGCGTACGCGCCTGCAACTGCCTGCGCGCCGAAGGCATCAAGACCGTCGAGCAGCTGCTGTACTGGAGCCACAAGGAACTGAGCCGCGTGCCCAACCTGGGCCGGCGCACGCTGGACGAGATCACCGCCGAACTGGCCCAGCGCGGCATGAAGCTGGGCACGAAGCACCGCCGCACCTTTACCCAACCCTGACCCCAAAGGAATCCCTGACATGGCATCTGTCAACAAAGTCATCATCGTCGGCAACCTCGGCCGCGACCCGGAAATCCGCTACATGCCCAGCGGCGATGCGATCGCCAACGTTGCGGTGGCCACCTCGTACAAGTCGAAGGACAAGGCCACCGGCGAAGCCAAGGAGCTGACGGAATGGCACCGCATCTCCTTCTTCGGCAAGCTGGCCGAGATCGTCGGCCAGTACCTCAAAAAGGGTTCGAGCGTGTACGTCGAGGGTCGCCTGCAGACCCGCAAGTACACGGACAAGGACGGTGTCGAGAAGTACGCCACCGACATCATCGCCGAAAACATGCAGATGCTGGGCGGCCGCAGCGACGGCGCCGGTGCGGGCGGTGGCGGCTACCAGGCCCCGCCGGCGCGCCCGGCCGCGCGCCCGGCCCAGCCGGACCTGGAATCGTCGGACGTGCCGTTCTGATGGAGGCCGCGATGACCCGCCAACGCAACCGCACCGAGCAATACCTGCACGAACGCATGCAGGCCATCTTTGCCGCCAACCCCGACCCGATCATGTTCGAGGTCGCCCTGGCCTACCTGATCGAGGAAGTCGCCACCGCCTGCGGCCTGTTCGTCGGCGAGATCAGGTCGGCCGAGAAGTTCTCGACCTGGGTCGGCTGCTTCCTCGACAAGGTGGTCGACGTGCGCGCCGGCAAGCCGCAGGAGGTTCGCATCGGCCCGGACCCGGTGCCGAAGAACGACCTGCCGCCGGCCCCGCCGCAGGACGAGCAGGCGGAAGCGCCGCCGGCCACCGCCCCCGAGCAGGCGCTGCCGATCAAACCCTGGGTGCGCGGCCTGAACGCCGGCCCGCTGTACATGACCGGCAAGCAGATCATGCAGCACCGCAAGCGCCTGCGCATGACCCAGGACGCGCTCGGAGAAAAGTTCGACATGACCGGCACCTGCATCAGCCACTGGGAAACCGGCCGCACCCTGCCCAGCGCGCAGCAGTACGCCGACCTGCGCGCCATCTTCGGTCTCCCGCCGGAGGGTCCGATTGATGACTGACTACTTCCACGCCGACGAGGACGAGGACGATCCCGAAGCGCTGATGGCGGACACGGACCTGATCGTGATCGGCCGCGACCGCCATGGCAAACCCTGCTTCGGCTGCTACTTCACGGCGCTGTTCGAGTCGTTCGCCGACGAGGAACTGGAGCGGATCGACGCCGGCGACGATTTGCCGGACGAGGTCGCCGAGGAGGCGCGCCGCCACGGCGCCGCCGTCTCGGTCGTCACCGACGGCCTGGCCTACATCATCACCGACATCGCCGGCGACAACGCGGTCGAAGTGGCCGAGACCATCTGCCAGCGCTTCATGCAGCAGGTGATGCTGCACTCGGCCAAGCCCGAAGGCCGCCCGAACTGAGCCAGGAGACGCCATGAAAGCAGGACGCCGCAGCAAGGACGACCCGGCGCCGATCGTGCACACGGCCAACCCGCAGGATCTGCACTGGGCCATGCACGCGATCGTGGCGGCGCGGTCGCGCGAGCAGTACGACCGCATGCCGCTGCCGGACATCCCGAAGGCCCCGGTGCTGAAGGCCTGGGCCGACAAGCCGGCCCCGCGCTCGTCGCGCCAGCGCCGGGAGATCGAGAACGAGCCGGTGTTCGGCCCGTACCAGAACTGAAACCATAGGAAAACCATGACCGACAAAGACATCAACGCCGCAGCCAACGAGGAATCCAGCGAGCAGTTCATCGCCCCGGTGCCGCTCAACGACATGGGCATGCCGGACTTTCGCAGCTTCTTCGAGATGGTGGCCGACACCATTCCCGAGGACGTGCTGGCCCAGCTGGCCGGCGACAGCCAGCTGCCGCCCGAGATCGCCGACCGCGCGCACCGCCACGCCGCGGCGCTGACCTACGTGATCGACGGCGTGGCCGCCTTCATCGTCGAGGCCTACAGCGGTCCCGAGCTGGTCGCCGACGGCATGTACAAGCGCATGCAGCGCGCGATCGTCGAGTACGCCGCCGAATTCGCGCAGAAGCCGGCCGCCCATGTCCACTGATCCGGGAGGCTTCATGAGCACCGATCCGCATAGCAGCCCACTGGAGATCCACGGCGTCGTCCTGGTGCCCGTCGACGACGACGGCATCCCTTTGGTGGAGCACTTCGTCATGGCCATGCACGACGCGGTCCCCGACAGCATGCTCGACGAGCTGCAGAAGGATGTCCCGTCCAAGCTGCCAGTGGAGGAGGCCCGGGTCAACGACCGCTTCGCCATCACCTGGGGCTTCCTGACCGCCGGCATCGCCTCGACGCTGCTGCAGGTCTACCCGAACGACATCGACCAGGCGCTCGACGGCTTCATCGACATGCTGCGCACGATGGTCGCGCAGCACCAGGTGGAGCAGGAAGCCGAGTGAACCGCCTGTTCGTCCTGCGCGAGGCGGCCCACCTGGCGTCATTGATCTCGTTCCTGTCGGCGAACTGGAAGCAGTTCGCCGGCGAGGGCAAGTTCCTTGCCGTGACGGTCACGTTATACAAGAGCCGCCGCTCGCTGGAGCAGAACCGGCGCTACTTCGGCCCGGCCGTCCTCGGCGCGATCGCCGAGCAGGCCTGGGTCGGCGGACGCCAGTACAGCAAGATGGTCTGGCACGAGCAGTTCAAACGCCAGTTCATCGGCGTGATCGACCTGCCGGACGGCGCGACGATGGCGATGTCGTCGACCGACCTGGGGGTCGAGGAATTCAGCAATTTCATGCAGCAAGTCGAAGCCTACGCCGCGGGCACCCTCGGCGTGCAGTTTACTTAACCAGAGGAGCATCACCATGCCGAAACGCATCAACCCGCCGCGCCCGCAGGACCCGAACGGTTTCCTGGATTTCCTGCACGAGCACCTGAAGCTCAAGAACGACGCCCAGCTGTCGCGCACCATGGGCGTGCCGCCGCCGGTGCTCTCGAAGTTCCGCCACTTCCGCGTGCCGGTCGGCCCGGCCTTCCTGATCGCCGCGCACGACTTCACCGGCCTGTCGCTCAACGAGCTGCGCGCGAAGCTGTACCTGCCCGAGGCCGACGGCACCGAGCTGGGCAACTAGATGCCGATCATCTTTCCCGCCAACTGCAGGGGGACTACCGCCGGCGCGCTGCAACAGCTCAAGCAGCAGGGCTACACCACCGCGTCGGGCGGTTTGTTCTCGAAAAAGCTGTTGGACGACATCACGACCAACGGCGGCAAAACCTTTTTTGAACCCATCGAACCCGCAGGCATTTTCATGAGCAAGCTCGACCAAGTGCAAGACCAGATCAAGGACACCACCGACGCGATCCAGAAGGCCTCGCACACGCTGGTCGAGACCGCGCGGGACGCCAACAAGTCGATGACGGACGTGTCGGGCAAGATGCGCGACGGTGCCGACAAGCTGGCGTTCGCCATCGACAAGATGATGAAAGTCACCGGCCGCGGCGACTTCGCCCACGTGGTCGCGCTCACCGAAAGCCTGGTCGACTCGCTCGAACGCCTGGCCGAGCTGGAACAGAAGGGCCTGCTGGAGAAGGTCATGCAGGCGATGCAGGCGCGCGCGTGAGCACGCCGGCGCGCCGCGCCCACCGCGAGCATGGCTGACCAAGGGGTGGACATAGTATGTCCACCCTGTCCGGCTACCACATCCGGCGATTTGCGTAAAAAGCCCGTAAAAACCGCGCTCGCCGCCACACAGTCGGTTTCAAACATGCAATACTAGTTGTTCAATATTGCATCGCCCAACCACGGCATGCCCGATGCGGGCGGGCCTGCCGCTTCCCCGTCCCGCCAAGGAGTAGGCATTGGTCACGTCCATCACCGCATACCTGTCCGCCGACGGCCAGGTGCACCGCAATCTTGAAGAAGCCGAGTTCTGCGACTACAACCTGACAGTCCGGCGCGACATCGAACGGTTCATGTCCGAGCACGACATCAGCGATCCCAACGGCACCCTGGGCAACCTGGTCGCCAAGTGGGAGCTGTGGCGCCTGGGCGGGTACGCCGGCTGGCTGGCCGGCATCAAGGGAGAGGCGCCGGTGCCGGCACCGCACGAGCCGCCGGCCCAGCCCGAACTGCCGCACCTGTCGATCGTCGAGAACGCCCCGGGTGCGACCGCGACCGAACCGTCGCGCCACCCGCGCACCGCACTGGCCAGTGCCGCCCCGGAGAAGACCACCGGGTTCCGGCGCCGCGTGGCCGTGGTCGCGCTGCCGGTGGTCCACCATCGCACGATCGAGAAGGAGTTCGGCAACGAGTTCAAGCTGATGCTGCTCGACTACGCCAACGCCATGCCCAAGCTCGAATCGCTCAAGCTGTACCACAAGGTGCTCGTCATGACGCGCCACGCCCATCCCAAGACGGTCCAGCTGCTGCGCGGGATCGGCCAGGAGCCGATGCTGGTCAACGGCGACATCGACAACCTGCGCGAGACCCTGACCGCGATGTACCTGGCAACCGCGGCCTGACCTGCAGCCAGGGTGGACATAGTATGTCCACCCGCTGCCCGATCGGCGCCCCTGCGTACAAACCGCGTACAAACCGCGTACAAAATGCGTATTGCGTTTTGTTATCCCTGCGATTTCCATGAGATAATTCCGGGCTTTCCAAAACTCTTCCCTGAATCATGAAAACTATCGCCGTGGCTACCCACAAGGGCGGGGTCGGCAAGACCACGACCAGCCTGAACCTGTCCGATGCACTGGCACGCGCCGGCCTGTCGGTGCTGCTGGTCGACCTCGACCCGCAGTTCAACGCCACCCGCATTGCCTATTCCTATGAGCGCCCGGCATCCGTGCCGGTCGAGCGCGTGCTGGCGGGCGAGGCGACGATGGCCGAAGCCATCATCACCGAGTGCCGGATCGACGGCGTGCACATGCTTGGCTCGACACTCAAGCTGAGCAACCTGGAGCGCACCCTGCAGCTGAACCCGTTCACCTCGACGCGCCTGCTGTCGGACAAGCTCAAGCATGTGGCCGGCACCTACGACGTGGTCGTGATCGACTGCCCGCCGTCGCTGGGCAGCCTGACCGCGAATGCGCTGGCCTCCGCCGACCTGGTGATCGTGCCGATCGACGCCGGCTCCAAACTGTCGCTGACCGGCAGCGACGACATGATCGACTTCATCGAGCAGGCCAAGAACGTCAACCCGCGCCCGTTGCAGTACGCGGCCCTGCTCAACATGTACGACGGCCGCACCACGGTCTGCCGCCTGATCGCCGGCAGCGCGCACCAGTATTTCAAGGACATCTTCTCCATCCACATCCCGGACAGCACCGCCGTCCAGCAGGCGGAAACGGTCGGCAAGACCATCCTCAAGTTCAACGTGCAGCACCAGGTCTCGCGCGCGATGGTCGAGCTGGCGCGCGAAGTGATGGACAAACTCGGCATTGACGCGCCCGTCACGGAAACCGCATGAGCAGCAAGCTGAACAAGGAACTGGAAGCCGCGCTGGTGAACCGCCCGCGCCCGAACCTCAAGAATGACGTGGCTTCCACCATCATCGGGCTGGCCGGCCGCGAGTCGAGCGCGCCGGTCATGCTGCCGCTGTCCCAGCTGGTGCGCTCGCGCTTCCAGTCGCGCGGCAAGCGCGACGAGGAATACATGGAGAACCTGGTCGAGAGCATCCGCCAGGAGGGCCTGCTCGACCCGGTCATCGTCCGGCCCCTGCCGGTCGAGCAGGCCGAGCAGAGTGGACATACTATGTCCACTCTGCCGCTGTACGAACTGGTCGCGGGCCACCACCGCGTCGACGCTTTCAAGATCCTGGGCCGGAACGAGATCCCGGCGACCGTTCGGGTCCTGACCGACGCCGAGGCAGCCCGCGCGCTGACCAGCGAGAACACGACGCGCAAGGGCCTGGGCGACTGGGAGCTGTACAAGCACATGCAGATGCTCTACGCGGTCGGCGCCGTGACCAGCCAGCGCACCGCGGCACGCGTGCTGAACGTCTCGCGTGCCGTCGTCCAGGCGCTGGAGGCCTTCGCGCTGCTGCCCCAGAGCGTTCACGAGCTGCTCGACGATCATCCCGGCCTGGTCGGCTACAACCTGGCCGATGACCTGCGCCCCTACTGTGCGGAGCACGCGCTGCTGGTGTTCGACGCCCTGTGCCTGCTGGCCAAGAAAAAGCTGACGCAGGCGGCCGTGCCGCGCTGGATCGAGGACAAGGCGACCCCCCAGGCCAGGAAGCCGAGGAAGGAGCTGGAGCTGGGCAACGGCGTGCGCCTGATCGTCAACGGCGCCGGCGCGCGCGTGTCCGGCAAGCTCGACTACGACCGCCTGCACAGGCTGATCGAGGCGAACCTGCCCGCGCTGCTGCTGGCCGACTGAAAAATCACCAAAAGTAACAGGGCGCCGGGGTTGTTTCCACTCAGGGACACTCCGGTAACACTGGTTGCATAGATGCACCTTTACGCACTACCATTTAGACCCGTCGTTACATTACAGACAGCCAATGTTCAAAGTTCCTGAGCGTTTCCGCGTTACCACCGGCATCTACGGCTCCACCGCCGAGGCCGGGAACAATGGCCACTTCCATGTCAAGCTGGCACGCAACCAGACCCTGCGCGTGATCTGCTCGGACAAGCTGGGCTGGGAGCACGTGTCCGTCTCTCGGCAGGACCGTTGCCCCGTATGGGAAGAAATGTGTGCGGTCAAGGACCTGTTCTGGGACCACGAGGACATGGTGATGCAGCTGCACCCGCCGAAATCGTCGTGGATCAGCAACCACCCGTTCTGCCTCCACCTCTGGCGGCCAGTCGACATCGAGATCCCGCGCCCGCCGGACATCTTCGTCGGCATCGCAAAACTTGGAACCCTCAAATGACTGACGAACAACTGGACCCGGCGCATGCCGAGGCGATGATGCACCTGGCCGCGCAGCTGACCGACGCGATGAACGCGGCCGGCCGGGCCAACCACGACCTGACCTGGCTGAACGCGGTCACGGCGGCAGCGGTGGCCTGCCGCGGCCTGGCCGCCGTGGTGATGGCGAACGATCCCACGATCACGCTCGACCTGGCGCGGGTGGCGATGATACGCGCCTTCATCGAGGTGATGGCCCTGCCGGCCGAGCTGGTGCGCACCATGAACGCCGGCGACGACGAGATCCCGCAGACGATCGTGCTGCCGGTCAGGAGGCACTGATGAACATCCCCGAACCCGACGTCGACATGACGCTGACCATGCCGTGGCCGGTCATCTGCCGGCTCGCGTGCCAGGCGCGCATCCTCGGCTGCTCGCTGGAAGACCTGGTCAACGAGGCACTGGCCGAGCACCTCGCACGGAGCGGCGCATGAGCGACGAACAACTCGACCGCGAGCGCCGGCTGGCCTACCTGGCCGGCGTCATGGCCGTGCTGATCGACGAAATGGACCGGATCTACAAGCCGGGCCGCTTCGTCCTCTGGAAGATGCTGGAGCACAATCGCGGCGTCCGCCTGCTGTTCCAGGCCGACGCCGTGCTGGCCGAGATCTGCCGGCTGCAGGGCGAGCCGCACACGCCGCTGCCGCCGATGCGCAACTTCAAGCTGATCGGGCACCCGCTGTTCTGGTGGTACGGCCAGTGGGCGGTGGGCGCACTGAACGCGTTCGCCGTCATCAACTACACCCTCGACGGCCAGTGGGCGCTGGCCGCGATGTCCCTGGCGTGCCTCGGCGTCTGCATCAAGTGGCGCGTCCCCCCCTACCATATTGCCAAACAAGGAAAGTGGCGAGCATGACTGACAACAAGAAAGAACGCACCGAGCACGACACCGCGCTGGCCGCCCAGGAATTCCTGGAGACGATCGGCCAGGCCATGGCGAAGCTGGAGATCCCTCCGAAGTTCGCCATCACGCTGTTCGGCTTTTTCGCGCGCCGCGTGATCGAGGTCGAGGTCGAGGCTGGCGCCGACGAAGGCGACATCACCGCGCAGGTGTTCGATGCGTTCGCGGAAGGCCTGGGCCTGAAAACGGCAGTAGCCAAGCTCGAAGGCGAGGCCGCCGCGCAATTCAAGGCCCAGATCGAGCAGCATAACAGCGACACGCCGCTGCAGTGAGGGCGCCATGTTGATGGATCTCCCCAAGGGCACGACGCCGCAGCCCAACGAGGTCGTGCGCAAGTTCATGCGTGACGCGATCGACCTGGCCGAGCAGTCCGGCATGCCGTTCGGGCAGTGCCTGATCACGTTCGGCCTGATCGCCAAGAGCATCGCCAAGATGTACACCGACAACGGGACCGACGAGGACGAGGCCATGCACTACGTGGTCGGCTTCCTGATGGAAGGCCTGGGCTTCAGCATGCAGGCGGACGACCAGGGACAGGTGCATTGATGAGCGACGACAAGGAAGAGAAATACACCGAGTTCGTGCGCCGCGTTGCCCTGCTGGGCAAGGAGCTGCAGGTCTCGCCGGGCGAAGCCCTGTACCTGTTCGGCAGCCTCGCGCGCGGCTTCGTCGAGCACGCCCACCAGCGCGGCGACGGCTCGGTCCAGGAACTGGCCCAGAAAGCGCTGAACCGCTTCGCCACCGGCTTTGGCGGTGAGGTGTCCGACATCACGGTCAAGCAAACCCCCGACGGAGGCCTGCATTGAACCAGGTACTTGAAACCGTGCTGCTGCTGGTGATCGTGATCGTGTTTACCTCGCTGGCGATGGCGGCGCGCTGCTGGGCCGACTCGCCGCTGAACGACCTGACCCTGTACGGCGCGCCGATGGTGGCCGGCCTCGCCTGCGGCCGGATCACCCGCATCGTGAGACGGGCGACGGCATGAGCGGCGCACTGCCCATGTGGACCGTGTTCGAGCGGCCCGCCGACTACCGGCAGGGCTTCGTCGCGCGCCGCTTCGAGGCCCGCGCCGACGGCAGCGCCGTGGCCGCGCTCGACGCATTCTACGGCCCCACGCTGGAATCGGTGCGCGCCAGGCTCCCCGCCGGCCTGTACCGCATCGAGCGCGACGACGATGACGACCCCTGCATTGTGGAGACCTGGCTGTGAACGACGAGATCGAATGCCTGCAAAAGAGCGTCATCGCCATGGGCGAGATCCTGGAAGAGAGCGTGAACGCGCTGCGCGGGCGCCCGCCCGAGGACTGTTCCTGGTCGACCCACGACGTGGCCGCGCTGGCCAGGAAGGCCGCGGCGCTGGCCAACGCGTATGTCGCCGTGACCCTGCCCGGCGCCGACGAGTTCGACTACGAGCGCCTGCGCGATGCCGCCAACGCCTGGCGAGAGGTGCGGGCCGAGACCCTCGTACAGGGCAGCCAGATGATCGCCTGGTGCGACAACCCCGACAGCTTTCCCGAAGGAGGCGCCTTATGACCCAGCAACCGACCGACGACTACACCAACGCCCTGATCGACGCGGCCGAAGAACACGCGAGCGCGTACGACGACGACGACCGCGAGTGCATCAAGACCGACGTGATGAACGCCTTCTATGCCGGCACGGCATGGCACGCCGAGCACGGCCTGGACGAAGACCGGCGGCAGCTGCAGGCCAGACTGGAGGCGGCGCAGCGCGAACTGGCCGTGTTCCACGCCGAGCAGCCGCGCGTGTGGGAAATCAGCCGCGAACACGGCGAATTCCTGACCACGATCCGCGAGCAGCAGGCCGCGCTGGCCACCGCCCGCGCCCGCATCGCCGAGCTGGAGCAGAAGACGTGACCGCGCCGACCTGCGACTGGTGCGAGGAACCCGTCCTGAACGACGACCGCCGCGCCCCGAACTACGCCCGGCCGACCCATTACGAGTGCGGCCTGCGCGCCGCGATCGGCTCGGTCGGACACCAGCAGAAGCGCTGCTTCTGCTTTGGCGGGGAGGACGAAGATCCGCCCGGCCTGACGAGGCGCCAGGCCGCGATGGCGGCCGCGCTGTATTTCCACCTGGGCACCATACCCGCCCATCTCATCAACCCCCAACCTATCGAATCATGAGTCGAACACCCCACAACGCTGCGCTGGCCGACGTACTGCCACTGATCGAGTCCCTCGAACTGCCTTATCTGGAATCCCTGCAGCAGCTGCTCGCCGAGCACATCGCCAAGCGGCGCGAAGAGGCCATTTCCGAGGCGCGCGCCAAGATCATGAAGATCGCCCTGAGCATCGGCATGTCACCCGAGGCCGTGCTGGAGCTGGGCGCGCCGGCGCGCAAGACGCCGGCCAATGCCGGCCAGCCGAAGTACCGCGACCCGGAATCGGGCAAGACCTGGAGTGGCCTGGGCAAGGTGCCACTCTGGATCAGGGACAAGGATAGGTCGCAGTTCCTGATCGAGGGCAGGGCATGAGCGACCTGCACGCGCACTACCAGCAGTACCTGGAGCTGCAGAACCAGATCAAGGCGCTACAGGAAAAAGCCACGCTGCTGATGATGGAGGGCCGCAACCGCGCGATCGAGGACATCCGGGCGCTCATCAAGGTGTACGAGATCCGCGCCGACGAGGTCGGGTTTGCGGTGGTCCCGGCGGCGGCTTCCCCGAAGCGCGACCGCAGCAAGGAAAGGAAGCGCGACCGCACCGTCAAGGGCGAGCCGAAGTACCGCGACCCGGAGACGGGCGCCACCTGGCCAGGCACAGGACGCACGCCGAACTGGATTATCGGCAAGAACTTCGACGACTACCTGATCTCCAGACCGGCGGCGCAGGAAACGCCTGTGCCGGTGCCCGCGCGCGAGTACGCCCCCACCGCATCGCCGGCCGTGGACGCCAGCCATGCGGTGCACGGCATGGTGTCGGCCCGCATGCCCGAGCCGGCAGCGGCCTGGCCGGGCGACGGTGCGCCGAACTTCGCGCCACGGCCATAAAGCATTCCTGGGCGCGATCTCGCCCAGGCCCAACGATTTTCGACAGGAAGCGCAGTGGAAGATCCGCACTACAAACGACAACTCACCCTTTTCAAGAACTCGGCCAAAGAGGAAATGAAGAAGGTGGCGCCGACCAAGATGTCAGTCTGGCCGAACAAGTACCGGGCCGTCGCCAACGAGATCGCCCGTTGCTCACTGTTTTCATGCCGCAATCCGAAGACGCCGCGGCACCATTACACCAACGAGCGCCTGTTCACGCTCGGCAAATCGGTCATGACCTACAGCGGCGAGGAACTGCGCAGCAATGACCAGGACATCTGGCTGGCCCTCGCGCACGCGGTGCGCGACTACCCGGGCGAGAACATCGTCCTGCACATCACCAGTTCGGAGATCTGCCGGCTGGTGGGCTGGCGCATCGGCCAGGACTACTACACCGAGATCTACAAGTCGATCCAGCGGATGAAGGCGACCGCGCTGACGGTATTCTCGCCGCGCCTCAAGAAAGCCAGGGCCTACGAGCAGGCACGGCGCACCGGCGCGTCCGACGAGGAACTGGCCAGCCTGTACGCGGCCATGATGCGCACCGACAGCGACGAGGCGGGCGAGGACGAGGCGGTGTCGGGGATCATGATGTCGATGATTGGCAGCAGGGTCCTGTTCGATGCCGAAGGCGTCGAGGTGATCGACGACATCCCGCAGGGCAACCTGAAATGGACGATCCCGCTCGACGCCGAGATCGTGGCCCTGTTCGCCTGGTCGTACCTGACGCTGGTCCCATACGAGCGGCGGCGCAAGCTGCCGCGTGGCGCGGCGCGCAACCTGCAGGCCTACTTCATGAGCCACCAGCAGCCGTTTCCGGTCAAGATGTCGTCGCTGGCCAAGATGCTGAACCTGGACGGCGAGCTGCGCGAGAACAAGCGCACCATCGAGAGCGCCCTCAACCAGCTGCAGAAGGAGGGCGTGCTCGAAAGCGTCAAGATCGACAAGGGCAGGGGTGACGTGCTGGTCCACGTGGTCCGCGCGCCCGAACCGCCCGACGACGAGGGCGAAACCACTACAGCCAGCCCACAATGAGCTACAACCAGCCCACAATGCACTACAGCCAGCCCACAATCGGGGCAAAACGCACTACAGCCAGCCCACAATGCACTACAGCCAGCCCACGTTTTACTCAAACTGGCCCACATTTCGCTACAGCCAGCCCACAGGGGGTGTGGAAAACCGCCAGTGTTATCAACAACTTGCGACACTTGTCCACACCCGCTAACCATTCTCTGAACCCTTATTTAATAAATAGACCCGGGCAATGCCAGCAAACCCCGAGAAGCGCTATGCAATGTGGGTCAGTTGTAGCAAGTTGCACTTGTAAAGCGCGCTTGCTACAAATGACACACATTAGAGAAATTCCACTTCGCCCGTAGGAGTGTTCCTACAAATTATCACAAATTCTCACGTTGTCATTTTGTAATCATATTTTTATGCTTTCAAATCAGGCGCTTGCAAATGTGTATTGATCCAGCAACGCGCGCAAATGTGAAACCCGGCATTTAACGCGCGATTGCATTTGACCGCTTCTTGTTTAAAGACAAGTCAGGTACGATAGATAACAAGAAGAAACCAAACACTGACAACCATGAGCAAACGCATTTGGACCGACAGCGAACTTGACGCCCTTGCCCGTGACATCCTGTTCAAGTATCCGGGGCGTGGCCTTGACCGCGTGACCCAGCCGCACCAGATCGACCTGAACGACCTCGAAGTGACGCCGCTGATCCAGAACGCCATGCCGCCGCACCGCCAGGCCCTGCGCCCCAAGCTGAACCGCCTCAAACGCGACCTGGTGCCGGCCCTGATCCGCGTGACAGGCCGGGGTGGCCTTACCGTCGAGGCCGCCGCCGCTGTCGCCCACCTGCAGCCAGTACCGGAGAAGCCCGCCATGACTTCCGATCCGGTTCCCCGGCCCGACCCCCTGGCTGTCCCCGAACAGACGCCTGTGGAGGCTGTGGTCGCGCCACAGGCCCCTGCGCTACCCGCGCCGGAACCGGCCGCAGTGGCGGCCGCGGTCGCCGATACGGAAGGGGACGAGGATGACGCGACAGACGAGACAGAAGCCCCAGGCGGCCGGCGCAAGGGGAACAAGCAACGCCAGTCGAAGATCCGCTGGAGCGACGACGAATGGCGGTTCTGCGCGCTGGCCCTGCACACGATGTGCCCGGACCTCAACCTGGTCGAGGCCAAGACGATGGACGGCGTCACGCTGCGCGAGCTGAACATGGCCGCCTCGATGATGGAGCCGGGCCGGCAACGCCACTTCAAGTGGCTCAAGGGACCCGCGGCCCGCCTGATGCAGGAGTACGAGCGCGCCCGGCGCGACCGCGATCCGTTTTACTACGGCAACCCGGTCAAGGTCGAGGCCCCCGTCGAATCGGTGCAGGTAGCAGCCCTGGAGCCTGTGCCGGAGCCGACCCCGCCACTACCGCCACCGGCACCTGCCGCGCTGGCCGGGAACACGCCCGACCCCGCGCCGGTGGTGCCGAGCGTGGCCACGCCGAAGGAAAAGCCGGCCGGCGCCACCTTCTCGCGGGTCGGCGAGCAGCGGATCTTCTGGAGCACCGCCGAATGGGTCGAGATCGCACTGGAGATCGACCGCCTTCACCCGCACTCCAAGTACATCGAGCGCAACACCACCGGGGCGCTGACGGTGCAGGACATCATGCAGGCCCAGCGCGTGCTGCCGCAGGAGCGGCGCCGCCAGCTGCGCACCGCGTTGATGGACAAGCTGCGCGTATGCCTGCTGGACGCCTTCAAGGAGGTCAAGCGCATGCGCGCCGAGGCCTCCAAGGCCCAGCATGCCCAGGCCGTGCAAGCGTTCGAGGAACGCCGCGCCGCGGCGGCCGAGCCACCCCCGAATCCCTGGGAAACGGCACTACGCCCGCTGGTCGAGCTGGTCGTGCGCGAACTGGGCGCGCAGCTGGTCCCGATGATCGTGCAGGCGCTGGCCAGCAGCCAGGCCCAGGCCGCCGGCGCGCCGCCGGCGCACGTCTCCAACGTCGCGTCACTGCCGGGCAGCATCGGACGGGCACCGGAGCCGAAGCCCAAGAAGATGCGCATCGGCATGGTCAGCGGCCGCAGCACCTACGCCGACGACCTGGACAAGACCTTCCCCGAAGTCAAGTTCGAGTACATCGAATCCCACAACACACGCATGGTCGACAGCGTCAAGAACTGCGACCGCGTGATCCTGCTGACCCGCTTCACCTCGCACCCGATGCAGGACCGCCTCAAGAAGGCGGTCGGCGACCGCCTGATCCTGGTCAACGGCAGCGTCACCGACGCCAAGCGGGTCATCCATGGCCTGCTCAACACACCCGAACGAAAAACCGCATGACGCACTACATCCTGAACAAGGACAAGACCCCGGTCGAGGTCGACCTGATGACCTGGGCCGAATGGTTCGGCAACACCGAGCGGCGCCGGGTCGCCCTCACCCGGCTGGGCAAGACCAGGATCTCGACCGTCTTCCTCGGCCTCGACCACCGCTTCGGGCCGGGCGAGCCATTGCTGTTCGAGACCATGATCTTCGATGACAGGTGGCACGACTACCAGGACCGCTACTGCACCTACCAGCAGGCGCTGGCCGGCCACCGGCGCGCCGTGTACTACGTCAGCGAGCGGCTGCGTGCCGCCTCGCTGTCCTCGACCAGCCGCAACGCCCGCGAGGGCCGCTACCTGGTACGCCGCGCGAGGGCGATGGCGTGAACGCACCGTATTACGTCGCCCTGTACGGCGGCTTCCTGGTGATCGAGTCGTATGACAGCCCCGACGGCCCGCGCACCAAGACCTACACGATGACCGACGTGCGCCTGGCCACCCCGTACGACACGTTCGAGAAGGCCGACTCGGCCGCCAAGTGGGCCGTTGGCCACCTGTACCCACCCGACCTGCGCTATTTTGCTATCCTGACGCCGAGTTTTGGAGAGCAAGATGGCTGACCTGGAAAAGATACGACAGCGGGAGAACGACCCGGCGATGTTCGAGCACGCCGAGCGCATGGCAATCGAGATCAACCGGCGCCTGGACACGCCCGGCATGAAGCTGCTGGCCAACCAGGCCAAGGCGGCGAAAAGCCCGAAGGCGAAGGTGATCCTGCTGCGGCAGATGGCCGACAAGCTGGGCGAGGCTGCGAAGGGATCGACACCCTGCAGGAAGGGGTGTTCACACTGCTGCCACATGGCGACCATGGTCCACCTGGACGAGGCCCGCGCGATCGCGGCCGCCACCGGCGCGAAGATGACGATGCCGAAGGCGTTCAACGTCGACCTCGCCAACATCGAGAAGGTGCGCAACCGCTACGACGGGGTCGCGTGCCGGTTCCTGGTGAACAATGCCTGCTCGATCTACGCCGAGCGCCCGCTGGCCTGCCGCCTGCACATCATCGTCGACCGCGACGAGACGCTGTGCGAGATCGTGCCGGGCCAGAAGATCCGGGTGCCGATGGTCAACACGAAACAGTACGACTGGGCGATCTCGATGGCCTGGGGCGGACCGCTGGAAATGAAATACGCCGACATCCGGGAGTTCTTCCCGCCGAGGCCGAACAAGGAAAAATGACATGAATTCAACCGCGGAACTGATGGACAAGGCCGAGCGCGGCGTGCTGACGCACGAGGAACTGGTCGAGGTGATGATGAACGGCGCGGCCAAGCACGGCCTGCCGACCCCAAGCCGCGAGACCCTGCTGGCCCAGGTGCGCGAACGCCACCCGACGCCGGCCGACGTGAGCGCCTGGGTGCGCGGCTCGTTCAAGATGTACTCCTCCTTCATGATGGACAACGCGCCCGGAGGCAACGCATGATCCATGCCGAACACAATCCGGGCAAGTACGACGATCTCTGTACCGAAGTGCGCGAGAAGGCCCAGGCGCACGGCGTGGCGATCATCGTCCTGGGCGGCAACAAGGGCCACGGCTTTTCCGTGCAGTGCCCGCCCGAGCTGCTGTCCGCGCTGCCGGGCATGCTGGAAACGATGGCGGCCGAGATCCGCCGCGACCTGAACAGTCTCATGCCATGAGCGAACGCTACACGATCATCCGCAGCAACGACTGCATCGTGATCGAGGGCGCGATCCCGATCGGCGACTTCGTCGCACTGACCCGCGCCTGGGAGAAGCACCGCTTCGAGGACGAGCCGGCGTGGATCGTCGACAGCCTGCTGTCGGGGCACCTGAATTGCAACATGGTGGTCGGCCCGCCCGAGGCCTGCCAGGCGTGGCGCGAACGGCTCGGCATCGCAGCGGCCGGGCCGCGACCGCGCTACCGGCTGGTCGATGAGCCGTTCCCCGGCATCACCTGCACGACGTGCGGCCGCACCTCGTACAACGCGAACGACATCCGGCACCGCTACTGCGGCAACTGCAACAAGTATCTGGACGACCAATGATCAAAGCGAGAAGCGGCAACCTGGTGATCTTCGGCCTCGAAGGCAAGAACATCGAGCGCCTGAAAGCCGGCGACCCCATGCTGTTCAAGATGAGCGAGCTGGGCAAGGCCGGCGCCGACGACGTGGTCGCCATCGTGTACGGGGACACCCAGGACGACATCCTGGCGGCGATCGAGAAGCAGTTCGGCCTCAAGATGCCGAAGATCGAGCCGGTCAACGAGAGGCCAACATGAACATGCGATCGAAGAAGCGCGCCATGGTGGCGCGCACGATCCCCGAGCCGGCCGGCTATCCCGAGCCATTGACCAGCGTGCGCCTGGCCCGCGTCGAGCTGCTACGCAGACCCGGCGCACTGCAGGAAGTGCAGGACCTCATCGGGCGGATGAGAGGCCCCGGCGCGAAGATCCTGCGCGGCATGCTCGCCGCGGATCTGAAACTGATGGACCAGCTGGACCGGAGCCGCGCATGAAGAAGATCCCGCCCGAAACACGCGCGGCGATCGTGAGCCGCCGCCGGCGCGAAGGCCTGACCCACGTCGCCCTGGCGGCCGAGTTCAAGGTCAGCAAGTTCGCGGTCGGGAAGATCCTGCGCCGCGCGCAGGCGCGCGATCAGTCGGCTGCTGCAGATGCCGCCAATCCATAACCGTTTCCCCCGCGCATAATTAGCATTATGTCAAATTCCACCAATCAAGAAAGCACGATATGGACGATTTGAAGATTCCCCTGCCAGGTCGTGGCGAACCTGACTTTCAGCTTCCAATCCTGGTCACGCTCGATGGCCTGTACGCAGCCAGCCTGTATTTCGACTGGAGCCAGGAGACGGTGGGCTTCGGCCAATGCAGCATTTACATCAAGGACGGCAAGGTGATC